TGTTAATTTTGCAATTTGTTTTGCAAGCTTGTTTATATCTCCTGATTGAATATTTTCCTGTAAAGCTTTTCCATGCATGAATGATTCAAACAACTGTAAAAGTTTGCCTTCATCAATTTCAGTTTTGGTATAACCTCTTACAGACTCTTGAATATATACATAGTCCATTTCATTCAATGCGCCAGATGTCAAATATGTATTTGTATTTTCCATTATTCCTTCTACAAAGGCATCAGGCATAGAAGGATCGGCTACAATATCCACAGTAGTTATAGAGAAATTATCTTTTACCCATTGTGTTCCTCTTGATCGTTCAATTTTTGCTGTACCTCTTAATGAAACACCCAGTTTGATTCCTTCATTGATTAAAGTTTTTGCAATTTTACCCATAGGGGTATCAATGATTTTTGCTTTACCGTAATAGTTTGGCCCACCATTACTTAATTCTGTTATTTTATGAGATGCCAAATGAAGATTGATTCCTGGGTTTTTAGGATGACCAAGTTCTCCTAATGATCTGCCAGTACGAATATATTCATTATTATATTGAGATACCGCTTGCTCACATAATTCTTGTGGATAATATCTACTATTCCTATTCTTTACATTTGCCTGTAAGAATACTCCTTGTATGAAATGATCCTTTTGTCCGGAATCTAATGATTCGGTGACAATTTCAATTGAATCTGTTATGTCATCTGTTAATATTTCCATGTTTTTCAAAGTCCTTGTTGTCTTCGTTTTTTCATTGCTTTTTGCCTTTTGAAATTGGTTCTCTTTTTATAACCACTTCCTTTGGCATTTTTAGTCCTAACAGATTTTTTAATTGAAATTCGTTTTGATAATCTTTCTTTTCCGGTAGGAGTGGCACAGACTTTTCTGCCATTAACAGTTTTCAGCACTTTGCCTGGTGGACATTTGATCTTTTTTAGTCTTTGACCTTTTGAATTGATTCTGATGTGAATTTTTCTTTCCTGTAGAGTCTCTTCTTCAGTAGATTCAGGAACACAATTCGGGACAGTTTTGCCATCCTTCTTTTTTGTACCTATTTGTTTATGTCCTTTCCAACAAGGATCGGTCTTTTCTATTAAGTCTTTAATCTTCATTATTCAATTCTTGATCACTTTTAGATTCTAAAATTGATTCTTTTTGGTCTTGATACATCAAATTCAATTGCTCTTTAAGGCGTGAATCTAATGATTCCGTTAATTCATCTTTAGTTAATTTCATTTTAGTTTATTACTCCTATTGCAAGTCCACCAACAACAGCGTCTGGGCTATCTGCATATTTCTTATTAACAATCATAATTTTTTTACCTTTGGCCTTAATCAACCAATGTGGCATAGGTGAATGTGAGTAATCTATGTTCTTTTTCCCAAACATAGATTCTAGGTCTGATCTAATATCCATCATGGATTTACCTTTAATTGCCTTAGATATTTTATCTATTTCCGGATTGGTGCCTTCTTCTACGGACTCTTCATGGTCTGCTGTCCAATTCTTATCCACATAATCAAAAAATTCTTTTTTCTTATCGCCTTTTAATTGATCTGGCTCGGTAACACCAAATTTCTTCATTGCTTTTTTAAAGAAAGCTTTATATTCATCAGAATCTTTATCGCCTTCTTCTTTAACTCGATATCCTTCGGCAACACTTTCATACATTTCTTTAAGAATTGTGGAAGCTTTTCTATTCAATGAAGATTTGATTTGTTTTTCTGCTTCAAATAAATCTTTGTTTTTAATCAATGTGGTTACATTGTCTGGCATTTAATTTCTCCTAAATATTCAAAATATATTTATAGGTTACAGTATTTTAATCTTCTTCATCTTTTGGTGTTGACTTAAATACTGGTTCTTCTTTGTCTTCTTCTTGGTCTTCTTCAGGCAAAGCTTCTTCTTCTTTCTTTTCCTTTTCGATTTCCTTTTTCATTTCTTTAATATCCTCATCATTCATTTCCAGTACATTACGTCTAACATACTCTTTTGAGTAGTAGGTGCCGACATAGGGTTCCACCTCTTGAAGGAGTGACAATCTTTCCCTTAAAATTTCACTTTCTTTTAATTCTTTGAAGAAATTATCCGTTACAAAATCAAATCTAATTTGTTCTTCTAAAAATTCCCAATCCGCTTCCGTAATTATCTGTTTTAATAGTAATTGTGTTTTCAATATATCTAGGAATATTTTGGAAAATTTCTTTCTAAGTCGACTAACAAATTTAGAAAATTTCAATTCTTCTCTTGAAATTTCACTTGATCTTCCCAAATTGAACATTGATTGTTGATCTGCGGCAAGTCTTCCATAAGGGACATATAATGACATTAACAATTTTCTTTTGAAGTATTCCAAATCTTCAATTTGACCTAAATTTTGCCCGCCTTGTAAAGTAGAAACTTCTGTTCCTCTTCCACCCTCTTGACGCGGCAACCAAAAGTCTTCCATCATTGATAATGTATTTTTTTGATCTTTTACTTCACCCGTAACAGCATCATATACCATTTTATTTTTGAATTTGGCCATAATGTTCCGGATATATTCTTCTGCCTTATTTTTTGGCATTTGTCCTACATCAATATAAAACACTCTTCTTTCTGGCGCTCTAGACAATCTATAAATGATGGTGGCATCTTCTAGCATTCTTAATTGATTTAATGGCTTTAATGCTTTGTGAAGATATGAAAATGTCTTATTGGTACTTTCGTCATATATACCAGAAGTAACACACGCAACCGAATCCAATGACAATTTAATAGCAGTACCCATATCTTTATATATTCTGGGTGTATATACATAGTATTCTTCTACCTTTGATACGGTGTGAATGCCGCCCTTATCCGCTGTCCGTTTTTCATCTCGTATTTTTTTGATTTGAAGAGGTGAAACATATCGTACTTCAATCAGACCATCTTTAGGATTGGTTGATTTGACCATATAGTAATATAATTTACCATCAACAAACCACTTTCTGAAAATCTCATATGCTTCATTGTTGAAGTCCATTAGTTTTAAAATTTTCTCAAATTCATCAAGTATTTTGTCTTTTATAGAATCAGACAATTCAATATCATCTAGAATAATAGAAACGGGATAATCATTTATTTCTCCTGATATTGCTTCATTTACAATTTCGGTGATGGCAGAATCCATTTCCGGATGAACGGAAATTTCTCTATACCTTTCTATCATCGCATTGTCATCTTTGAAACTTTGATCAAGATTTAATTGATAGGTGGAATATCCCCAACCAGATGAACCAATAACATGTGCGGCAGATTCATCTGTTTTATCAATGAAGGGTGCAGGGTCTTTTTCCGTTTTGGAATTTTTCTTAAATTCCCAGCCAAATAATGTTAGATTATTTAAATTATTGAATATGGACATATAGTTATTTATAAAAAAATTCCCTCGTATAGAGGGAAGGTTTTAGTTTGGGGGCGTGTTATTTTTTTACTTAAACAGTTTCAAAATGTGTATATGACCATGTAGTAGTGAATTTTTCCAACTGGTCATTGGCATCAAATGACAAATCAACGGCTGCCACATTACTTGGCCATGCATTGAATAGTCTATAAACTTTAATGATGTTATCATTCAAATCTAAATGGGATACATTGATTGTAGAAACAAGATTTCTGTATGAATCTGTGCCTTGTACATTTGACTCATATCCGTTCATCAATTCATGCCAGCGTTCCAGCGCATTTCTATGTGAGAATGTGATGTCTTGGGTAAATGTTGATGTCCATTCTTCGAATGTTCTATCACCAGGCAAAGGAATCTGCCTTCCTCTGAAAGGTGCCTGAACTACTCCCATTACTGAAGATGGTAATTGTGCGGCTTCACACACAACTTCATCTCTTACATCTGGTGTTCCCACCAACGCTGGCCATGTAATTAAAACACTGAATCTATTCGGTCTGGCACCGCCACGAAAATTACTAATAAACGTGTTAATATTGGACGTCATACTTGTCTCCTAAAAGGTACTATTTGTTATCTATTCAGATAGTATTTAGTAAATTAGGATATTTAAAATTGTTTCCAAATTCAACAAGATTAAGAAAAAAGAGCATTTATTAAATGCTCTTTGTTGAAAGTTATATTATATAATGGATTTGGTTAAATTGTCAATGGATTATTTGAACCCGGATTTGTTCCACCGGTCAAAACGATTTCTTCGAAAGCTACACCAGTTCTAACGGCCACGAAGTTCAACTGGATAAAGTTTATGCTTCTTGTCGGTTTAATGTATATATCACATACAAATTCACCACGGTCTATAACTTCGCCAGTATTATTGGTTGCATCGCAAATGATTCTAAAATCTGTGATACCTCTTCGTGCTTGGACATCACGTAAGAATGGCTCTACCATATTCAAGAATCTTGCTCTTGTGAAAGCATCATTCTGTTCAAACAACATATAATTTGCGGCGGTTGAAATCGCTTTTTCCAACACTATAAACAACCGTCTAACATTAATTCTATCAAATGCAGATGGCTTTGTTAAAAGCGTTTTATCACCAAACAAGATAGGTCCTTCAATAGGGAATACTGTACAAGGATTGACACCTTTTTTATATAATTCATCTCTTGTGGTTTTTGTTTGATCCAATGAAAGTTTCAAGGCATTCTTAATTCTGCCTTTATTGAATCCAGCAGGTGAGAACCATGGGTCATAGTCATTATCAGTTTTTGCAATCAATCCTGCAATGTCACCATTTAATGGAACCCATCTATACGTATCATTGTATCTATCATATGTGTATTTGTAGGCTGAATCCATCACCGCATAAGAACTTGTTCCTAATGTTGTTCTGGTTGTAAGAATATTTGATAGTGCTGTTGTTGTGCTATAAACACCGACTGTATCATCTTCTTCCACAGAAACAAGAATTAAACAATCTTTTCTAACTTCGCCAATATTATCAATGGCATATTTTGCACTGGTCGTATCAGCACCACCAACAAATAATAGTGAAATATCTACCGTTTCTGAATTTGCAAACAAATCAATACCTGTTTGACGTTCTGATGTTCCAATAGCAAGACCATCAGAACCTCCACCAAGTTGAATACCATCATTTGATCCAGTCATGAGTGATGTTTTACCAACCCAAATCCATTCAGATTCAGTATTGATTTTAGTGGCAAAATATCCACTAGAACCGTCAAAATATGATGCGGTTGAAGTTGTGGAAACAAATGCGAAAGTCTCTAATGCAGTAGAAGCTGTTCCTGTAATGGTACCATCAAAGTCATACACGACAACATGATATTCATTGGAAGCAGGTGCATCGGTAAATAGATCGTGCCATGGCCATGAAGGATCACCATTGGAATCTGTGGCATTGAAACCGGCTGTATCTGTCCATGCAACTCCTATGGAATTTCCTAATGCACCCGGATATTTTGCGATCCATAAATTGAAGCTTGCAGAAAAACTTGTATTCTCATATACAGTTCTGTTCTTAATTAATTGTCCTGAACCTGTGGCAGATGCGGTGGCGGATGCATTTGTTCCACCCGCGGTATTAGAATCACCAGTTTCATCAATTACACGGACAACTTTTAAATTGCTTGCATATGATAAGAAAGAAGATGCACAGAAAAAATCTTTATAATTTGTTGAATTTGGTTTACCAAATTGTGAAACAAGACCATCTTCATTTTCAACAATTGTAACTTCTTCAACTGGTCCCCATTGAAATTGACCAACTGTTCCACCATTAGATGTAGAAACAGTTGGTATAATATTTGTCAAATCAACTTCGGAAACGGTTACTGCTGGACTGACCTGAAATGCCATTTTATTTTTCTCCTCAAAACGTATATTTATAGTTATATTTCAGTAAGTATTTAGTTAAATACAATTCTTGAAACACTACCAAGAGGAATCAAAAATGACCGGAAAATCTATAATTTCGGTTGTATTGATATCCATATCATCATCAAGACCGTCATCAATAAATCCAAACGGCAACATATTTTGATCAATTTCATTCATTTTTTGATCTCTATATTGATTTCTAAAGTTTTGATCTGTAAGAGAGGTAAACAAATCTGTAGATGAAAACCATGCCATTAGTACACAGCACATGACCAAATCATCATGATGACCTGCATCAGCTTCATATGAATTTCTTTTCTGAATAAAACTGGAAATCTGTGAAATTAATTCCATATCTTGAACTATTAACTTTTGGCTTTCAATCATGTTTTTTAATAAGGTACAACCTTGCGCTTTAATTCTTTTGGTTGTTCTTATTCCATATTCACGTTTTTTCTTTCGTGTTTCAATAATAAGAGTTTCTTCATATTCTAAATCTCTCCATAATATGTCTGCTACCTGTTGACCATTGTCATTGATTTCAACCAATATGGACGCATCATTGTAAGTATAACCCAATCTTTCCAGAATAGTTGGTAATACAATAGGAGATACATTGGCATCATAATAAGTGGCAGCAATTGTTATAGGGAACTCCGTTACATTGAATACAATAAAAGCGGAGTCATCATTACCTACTCCACGTGAAGGATCACAAACAATAATATATCGTTGACCTTTTTCAGGTTTGGCGTATATATGAAGAGAATCGCTTGATTGTATAGGTTTTACTGGTGATAGTGTTTTTAAATATCTCCCTCCTATAAGAGTATTTTTACCACCAATAAATTCATTTTCGTATTCCTGTGAAAACTTCTCTTCGCCCAAAGTGGCAATTTGGTCCTCTTTCCATTTCAAGTCTCTACCAGGTACAGCATCCCAGTTTATACATAAAGGTTTAAATCCGTTTATATTTGCTTCAGCTTCATTCCACAGTTTATAAAAATGATTGAAACCATTAGGAGTAGAAGAAATTAATATTTTTGTTTCTTTACCAGAAGAAATAGTAGGATATACAGATGTAAAAAATTCTTCAGCAACACTGGTATTAACAAAAGCAAACTCGTCTAGTGCAAGGCATGATATGGAAAATCCTCTAATGGCACTGGATGAGGTTGATGCTGTTATAACTCTTGACTTGTTTTCCAATTCAACAGATGTTCTATTGAATGACACTACTCCATGTTGAAGAAATTTAGGCAAGTTTTCGTATGCTGTTTTATATCTATCAAGAATTTCTTTAGCAACCATTGCTTTGTTTGCCAATACTGCACATGTCTTATTTGGATTGAAAATGGTATACCATAGAAAAAAGGCTGCCATTGTCTGGGTTTTACCCACCTGCCTAGAAGCCATGGTGATGCACTTCCTATTCAAATGATAGTTCGATATCATTTCTCTCTGGAAGTCCCATAGATTAAAAGGAATTAAGCCGTCATCTGGATGAATAATCTTTACAAATTTCTCGACAAAGCTC